TTACTTTCTTTCAATCTCGATACAGCAACTTATACAGCACCGCAAGTAAAGACTTGTGAAGATGAAGCTAAGATTTAAGAGGATATATGAATACAATAAAATTTGATAGTGTACTTACAGCATTTAAGCTTGTTAAGCGTGGTGAAGATTCATTCTGGAATGTTCAGTTTAAGGTAACTGAAGAAACAAGTATTAGAACATTCCCTAAGCAGTTCGGTAGCGATATCGATTTTAATGGCGTCTTTGATCAGAGTGCCGTTAATGATGCATGGGACAAGACCAATATTCCGGTTTCTGACTATAATATTCATTACTTGCTTGATTTCAGTGAGTTGAGCTTTGAAGTTAAGTTCTTGAATATTGCTGCTGTTCGTAAGCAGAATAATGACGATACTTGGCGTACTGAATATACACTTTCTTTCCTTTGCGATCCTGATAAGGACACAATCAAGAAGCTTGTATATTATGTCAATCGTAAGGAAGTAAATCCGATGACTGGCAAGAAAGAAGTCATGACATATCCGACTGTATTGAATCCGGCGGAAGATACTGGAAATCTTGATGAAACTCAAGAACAGCCGACAGATGAAGCCGAAGCATAAATAATGGAAAAGGAACGACATGTTTGATTCACAAAAATTATCATTCGAAAAATTTATTTTAGGCTATAAGCATGGTATCTATGTTTTTACTGAAGATACATGTCATATTTGTCAGGAGTATAAAGACAGTATTGCATATATTAACAATGCTAATTTATATTTCGTTGAAGTAAGTCTGGAAAGTGAAAAGAAAATTGTAGAAGAACTTTTAGGTCGTTCCGTTTTTCCTTTGACTGCATGTTTTAAAGATAACAAGCTTAGCTACGTAAAAGCCGGTCAACTTTTTGAAACTCAGCTAGAAGGCATTTTTGCAGATTTGAAAAAATTTGGCGATAATCCCTTGTCACCTGAAGAAATTCAAAAAAGACTTAAGAAAGAAGAAACAAAATGCAGATTAGCATATTATGTTTTTTCTAATAGTGTAACTGCAGATGAACGTAAGCAAATTATAGAAAAATCAATTAAATACAATGAGCTTCCAATTGACGTAGATAGTGTTCCAGAAAATTTATCGTTGGAAGAAAAATTTCATTTGCTAGAATACACGCTTTCATTAGTTAAGCTTGTTATTTTTAAATCAAATAAGTCACAATTATTTTCACCTATTGGGCAAAGAATTGTTATTGAATATAATAATGCTCATGGTTCTGAAACAAAGTTTGAAATTAGAAACGTTAGTGACATTTTAGGACAATCTGATGATAGAGATAATTCCAATTAAGGAACGTATCGAAGAAAAAACCGTAGATACTGATAAAGTTTTTTATATTGACAATTCACAAGGTGTATCAATGGCAGAAAAATATAATTATGCCATTGAGAATATTATATTAAAATCAGATGATCCAGTTATCTGTTTTAGACATTATGACACATTTATCTGCACACCTAATGATGTATGTCATTATAAGCTTGAAAAATTATTTGAGAAACATACCATCGGTATAGCTGGCGTTATTGGAACTATTGCACTGGATAGAACTTGCTGTTGGTGGCATGGTGTTTTGAACGCTGGTGGCAGACAGAATTTTGGCAGTGGTTCTATTATTCAAGGCGGATTAAATGAAAAATGTCAAGTAATAGAATATCCGATGAATGATCATCCAGGCGTTCATGATTATCTCGCTACAGTTGACGGATGCTGTATGTTCTTACCGAAATGGATTTTCGAAGAAGGACTTAGATTTGATGAAAACTTAAAAGATTATCATTTTTATGATACCGATATTTCTTTACAAGTTCTTGAACGTGGATATAAGGTTTCAACGATAGATATCAAAGTAAAACATTATAGTCAAGGTAAACCGCCAAAACAATTTGACGACTTACGTAAAGTTTTCTTTACTAAATGGGATAAAAAAGTTGGTGGCGACTGGCCAATTTCTAGGCTTAGTAAGTTTAAAAAGGATTAACTATGAATAGAATTGTTGACACATTTTTAAAAGATTCTTCTTTTACCATGTTGAATCAAGCAGAAAATTACTATATTTTTAAAGATAATAAAACAAATCGTGAAATGAAGATTAATATCATTAACGATGATAAAGTATCTATTGAATTTAAGGAAAATATAGATGGCTGAGAAAAAGAAAAATCCACTGTTTGAAACATTGAATTTTCTTTGTAACAAACAATATACTTGGGATGAATTACCAGAAGAGAATAAGAAAGCTTATTCTCAGTTTATGATTAATAGATTCATGTCAAGCTATGAATATCTTTTACCGATTCTTTGTGAACTTACAACTATTACTTATACTAATGAACAGCATTATAGAGTTTTATATGAATTCGTAAAAAGAACGAAACATTATTTTAATTATAATGCATATAAGGTTGAAAGTAAAGAAGATCCTGACTTAATTTTAGCAATTAAAAAAGAATATAAGATTGGTAATAGAGAAGCAAGGCGATATAATGAAGTTCTAACTGAACCACAGAAAGAATATATTAAGAAACGTTGGTCTGATTATATTGCTTATATAAAGTCTAAATAAAAATAAACCGGTTATATAACCGGTTTTTTATTTTTATATCTAATTTTTTTATCCTTCTAAGGAATTATAGAATACGATAACTGCTGCAGCAAGTTCAAGAACACCATAATCACGGCTAGTATAATTCTTGATATACTTGTTGAATGCCTTAGGTGAACATTTAGCACTGTTATTAACAATAGATTCAGGTCTATCTACAGAACCATCTTTAGCTTCAACAGTTTTAATAATCTGTTCACATGCACCATGAATTGTTTGTTCCCAAGATTGAATCTGGTCAATGGCGTCATTCATTCTTTTTGTCTGACCCATATTATCTTCATAAGCGCTATTAATTGTAGAAATCAAAGAAGTTGCAATTTCAAGTTGCGGCTTAATTGCTTCTCGAATTTCGCTTCTAGTATCTTTTGGCTTACTTTCGCTATCATAACTATCTAAGTCAACATCTTCTACAACGATTTTATAATCTTCGTTGTATTTTGCAATATTTTCTACAAGTTTATTGAATTCTTCCTGTATCATATCTTTTCCTTTTATATATTTATATTACTTGGTTGACATAATGTAGCTATAGATTTCATTTATCAAACTATCCTTAGAAACCTTAGGTAACTGGTAGCTGTTTACTTGTGTATTAGGTTTTTCTTCTGCCTTTTCTCCACCCTGTTTATCAGAAAATTCTTCTTTTGACTTTCCTTCACCTTGCTTATCAGAATAATCAACGTCTAAATCTTTACCTTCTTTTGCAAGGGCATTCGCAATAATTACACAACTTGCTGCAATAGCAAAAACATCACGGTCATCAGATGTTTTTAGATCTTTGCCCATTGTTCCATTAACTACATCGACTGCCTTACCACAATTTAACTGTTTTAACGCTTTACCTTTAGCATTCTCACTAGCGATTTTAGCCGCAATACCTAAAATACCAGTTGAATTATTTCTGTCTCTTGTTCCAAGTGCAGTTTCAGCAATTTTTGTTTCTGCAGCATCGAATTCTTTAGCCTTAGAAAGATCATAGACGTCAGAATTAATATCAGTTGGTAATAAAGTATTAAAATTAATTGGCTTTTTGTCGATTCTAGCCTTTAAATCCTTAATGGAAGCGATAACGTGATCGCCAACTTGTGCTTCTTCATTTAAATTAATCATTTGTTACCTGCTTGTCCATTTTGATTATTTTCTTGACCTTGTTTCTTTTTGTCTTCTTCAACTCTCTTATTCAAATCAACCATTGCACGTTTTGCCGCAGAAACGGTTGTCCAAATACCAGTTAAAAATTGAGAATTCTTTACAGTATTTTCGATGTTTGTAATATTTTCATTATTACCGTATGCTGCTTTAAGAACATTAATTATTTCAGCTTCATATTGATGTGTCTTTTCGATGAGAGCTTTATAATTATTGAACCATTCATCATTCATACCAGAATACAAGTCATCATTTAGCTTTGCAATAACTTCAGTAAATAGCTTACCATTAGCACCAGTAAGTTCTTGAAGTTTCTTTAAATTTTCTTCATGATTTGTTGTAGCTTGGTCTTCTTTATTTTCTTCTTTGTTTTCTTCAGGTTTTTGTTCTTCAGTCTTTTGCTTACCATATGCTTCAATAGCGCCAGGTATATTTTGTGGCGTTACATCAAGTTCGCCACTATTACTATACATACCTACGATACCATCTTTAATAGGCATTACATTAACCTGTGTAAGAAGATTTACAAGATTACCAAATACTTTCTTTAAATTTTGCTTAGCTTCCTTTTCTTTTTTAACATTCGCAAGTTCTTTAAATCTATTAATATTTAAACTATCGCCGTTTTCGCTAATAACTTCATAGACCTTGCATAATGCCTTACCAGCACCATTTTCAAGCCAATCCAGATTACCTTCATTTTCACTTACGTTTGGTTCATCTGCATTGTTATTATTGTTATTATTGTTATTATTGCTATTATTGTTGCTGTTATTGCTATTGCTATTATTGTTGTCATTATTTCCATTATTAGAAGAATCACCATCATTCTTATCATCATCTTCTAATGGCTGAATATCTTCAAATATATGTAATTTAATATCCGTATTAAATGACAACTTATTATCAATCATCTTAAGCTTAAATTCTGGCTTGTAAGAATTATTCTGCTGCTGTGGTTGATTATTATCTTCCTCGTTATTCTTGTTACTTAAACGAGACGCGGTATCTTTTGCACGACCTTCATCGAACAATTTATCTCTTAAGTATTCAAATGTTTCTTTAATATCAGGGATTGTCTTGACACTGGTTTTATAATCGTCCAATACTGCAATATAACTGTTAATTGCAATTTCACCAGCCTTCGCATTTTTCTCTTTTAATTTTTCAAGTTCTTCTTTTACATTATCAATATTTTTTGTTTCGCCTTCAACATCAGCTTCATTGATAAAATTCTTTAAACTAAGCGGTTTATACGAATTATTTTGCTGTTGTGGTTGGTTATTATTTTCCTGATTATTTTCCTGGTTATTTTCTTGATTATTTCCAGACTGATTATTTAATTGCTTTTCATATGCATTTATTTGCTCTTGCTGCTTAGCTCTAAAATCTTCTAGCCATTTATTGTATACCTTTTCTTCTTCAGTATACATCTTAATAGAAGTCAGCAAATTATTGACATATACCTGAATCAACGGTATATTATTTTCACCATTTTCTGTATTGAATGTGCATGTTTCAGTATTGATAGTACCAATCTTACCATAAGCAAGCAACTTATATAATTGGCTTAAACTACAAGCAACACCTGCATAAGCAGCACCCATAGCTTCCTTTTCATCTTTGCCACGGTATTGTTTAATAAGTTTATCGAAATCTTCAGGTCTTGTATTTTTGAATGCATGCTTTAACTGGTTAAAACCACCACCCATTCTATCACAAATATCCTGATAGAAACTTCCGCCTTTTTCCATAGCATCAAATAAGCCAAGAATAATCTTTGGACCACAGTTAAAAATTGTCCACTTTTGACCTTTAATATCATCAGTAAGTTTACTTAATACTTTACTGTTTCTAATAAAAGCATTAGGACCACCTAAACCCCATGCTTTACCATGGCGTTTTTCAATTTTGTGAGTAATTGGGTTTTCAATTTCTTTCGTTTCTGGATTTCTTTCTTTCTCTTGATAATCTTTAACACCAGCATTAAATGCTGCTGTAAGCTTTTCATGCCAAAGCTTATATTGCTTAGGAAATTTTTCCGCAACGTTCTTAGCTTGTTTTAATGCAATTTTAATATCTTGTGAGAAGTCTTCAACACGTTGTGGCAATTCAACAAAATTACCAGTACCTTGTTCTTGATTTTGGTCTCCTGATTCATCAGCTTCAAACAAGAAGTCTAAAACATCTTTTAAATTAGTAGAATAGGCTTCGTCTGTTGGTTCACCATTATCATTTGTACCAGACTGTTTAATAGAATTGATTACATTTTTTGCAGCGTCAATTTTTAATTTAGGTTCGATTGTCATGAATTGCATTAAGAAGCTATCATTTTCTCGACCTTGATCTGGTGCAGCGCCAAATACACCCTGTAAAATTTCCTGGAATTTTGCAGAGTCAATCTTTGTATCAGTATCTGTTAATCTACTTACACATTTTCCTGCATAAAATACCATTGCCTTACCAAGTGTTTCATACTGACTTGTCGATGCAACAATACCCTTTTCAGCATATTTAGTATCTTTTGTAATTCTAGCAGGATTTCTTACTTTAGGAATAAAATAACGTTCAATATAAGACTTACGGGCAGCGTCATTAATATTGTCTAAGCCTTTATCAAAATACTGTTCCCATTCAGTTGGCTTCGGCTTCTTAATTCTGTCAACAATTTGCTGGAATTCTTTTGTAGGCTGCTTGGAGTTATCTTCGTTATAGTTAACGGAAGTTTCACCATGCTCTGTGTCTGTATCAACAATATAGAAAAACTTAAGATGCTTTTCAGAACTTGGAGGAGAAATTCTCTTCAAGAACTTTACCATTGCATCATCATTGTTATAGATATTGCTAACATCGGAAAGAATGGTATTTAAGTCAACCTTAACTTCCTGTTTCTTTTTCTTATCAGCCTCGTTTATAAAATCTCTTAATGACATTATTATACTCCACAAATTGGTGTCATCTTCTTTGAATAATATCTAAACTTATTTTGACCTTTTATCATTTCATTGAACATATCTGACGCGGCGTCAATTATAAGTTTGTCGCACTTTAAAAATACATGCGGAATGTAATAATAAAATGCTTGGTCTTTTTGGGGTAAAGATTCTACATATGCTTCTAATGAATCCCTATATGTATCTCCGAACTTCTTTTCAATCAAATCAAGTTCTTCTTCCGTAAAATCGTTTTCGTCAAGCCAACCTTTAAAAGTATCTACCTTATAAAGACCAGAAACTGTTTTACATGGAAAACCAGACATTACAAGTTCATCTCGTAAATCAGTATTTATTTCTATGCAATTATCGCGAATCATTGGTAAACTTGGCTTATATTTACCAAATTCTTGCCAAATCATAAGGGCTAATTGCTTATCATCTTCTGGATTTACTATAATATTATTCATTTATATATTTATAACATTGAAAACTGGTTTAAAAATAAAAACCAGCTAAAAATGCTGGTTTCTATATCAATAAAGGACCGAATTAATTGTTAGTCTTCGTCGTCATCGTCTTCGTTGGTAATGTCATCAAGAGAGACATATTCATTACCAGAACCGTAGCCGATATCTTCTACATTGTCAAGTGAATCGTCCATCGCGGTAATATCTTCACCCTCGGTTTCAGGTTCTTCAGCAGGACCTTCGCCATCAAGTAAATCGGAAATTCCGTCAATATCAGCTTCTTCATCAGAATCCTTAGGATCGAAATCTTCAGTATCTGGAACAGCGTCAACAATATTAAGACGAGCGCCACAACATGGACATACCGGATTAGAAAGATCTAAGTCGAATGTTTCATCGTCATCAGCCTTAGGAGTTTTATCGCTAAGTGCATCAATCTTGTCTTCGATTACATCTAAGCGAGAGAATACATCCTGATTTTCATCATCGGCTTCAGTATCTTCGTCTTCGGTTTCTTCTTCAGCATCAAGATCTGTTAATTCGCCGTCATCTTCTTCAGAATCTTCATCGTCATCAGCGACTGGCTCTGCTAAGTCACTATTGTCGATTTCTTCAGAATCATCTTCAGAAGTATAGTCCGAGTCATCAGCGTTATCAACAGTATCTTCCTGTTCTTCAGTTTCTTCGGCTTCTTTCTTGGCATCTTCATAGATTGAATATGTTTCATCCAATAACCAACTAGCCGCATCAAAAATATCGTATTTTTTCATCGTAATAAGTCCTTTATTTTATATTATTTATATAAGAAAATCCAGAAATTATGCATTATTCTGACAATTTAAGCCATAAAGCCTTAATGCCTGGAATAATTCGTTCTCAATATAGAACGGTGAAACTTCGATTCCCTTAGTTTTAACCATATTGGCGATTGCATTCGCCTTCATTTTTACTATCTTCTTGAGGTCCTTAGTTACGTATAAAAATCTTTCGCCATAGTCATTGACTATATTGCCCATTGAATCTGTTTCTGGCTCGTCTGTTTCAAGTTCATCTTCGAATATAGACTTAGCCTCATCCTCTATAATAGTCAAAAGATAGTCTGCCAACTTATTCTCGTTGAGCATTGATTCATTAACTTTTATAATATCATCACCAGTATATTCCTGTTTTGTAGAATCAACTAAATTTAGTTTCTTTCCACAACACGGGCATACAAGATTATCTGTCCTGATATCATAGCTATCACCAGGAACAGAATTATCTTCAAAAAGGTTTTGATAATATCTGTAATAATTATTCATATCTTATTTATAACAATTTACTCCATATGTCATAATGGAATGTCAATTTACATGTCAATTTTGAGTCACTTGCGTAATCAAGACCTTCATTAAATGCAAAATTAGTAATTACGCAATTTTTATATTCATATTGTGCCGTTGTTAAAGGAACAGGGTTTGCACCATTTTTGTCAAGTGAAAAACCACGTTTATCTTTAATATTAACAAGTATTTTATTAAAACGCCATACCCTGCCAAGCACAGAATTATTATCTTTAGGCCCTGTAAATTCAGGGTGATAACCAATTATATCAGAACCAACCTTCCTAAATCTTGAAGTCAACTGTGTAATACTATCAATATCGCTATTTTCTGCATCTTCAGCACGGACATCAAAATTTATATCACAGTCGCCACCATATGTTCTTAAAATCGGATAGGAACGTTCAGAACCAAAGTATTTTCTTGTAACAATATCAGTCTTATATGTAGGAAGTGTAACGCTTGTTGCAATCAACGTTCCATTAGTAACAGCACAAGCCAAAGCATTATTATCTGCAGTAGGTTCATCACTCAAGAACTGGATATCGAACATCCATGTGGCTTGAGGATCAGCCATATGGTAAAAGTTACCATTGGTAAAAATCTTATATTGTCCTGGCGGAATATATGCCATATATTAGCTTTCCTTCTTCTCGTTTTTCTTAAACTTCATATAGTCGTATGTAAAGTGAACGCTTCTAGTAATAGCTTCAGTGCTGTCATAAGAAAACTGAATATCGTCTAATGATACTATTTTACAACCATAAAAAGAATATGTTACTTCTGGTTCTTCCGCGTCGAGTTCACTATTTTTATATACCTGGACTTCAATTATGTTCTCGTCAATCTTATAATCTTTTCCACCGCTATTATATGCTAAGGCATCAGAATCTGTAGAAGTCGGATAATTCTGGTTCATATTATAGTTTTCATAAATTGACTCGATAATCTTAGTTATTGTATAGTTTTCGTCTTCATTGAACTTGACGGATATTTCGCCAGTAGTATTAGCTCTAGTAAATTTTTTAAATTCGACACCACCATAAAAAACAGAAACATATTGAGATTCACGTTTACCAACGTTTATATCAACAATAGCACTATTTAATATATCTGCACTATTCTTATCTACGCCTTTAAAACTATTAAAGGATATTTTATAAGTCCAGGCTATAGCTGGAGGTGTTTCATAGAACGCATTTTGCCAAATTGAATCCATATACTATTTATAGTTTTAATTAATGCTATAAATAATACATGAACGATGTAATTGATGACAATTTAATACCAATGAAAGATCCTTTGATGCCACCGGAACCTCCGACTGGCAGTAGATCTCGTTTAAAACCGCCTCCGGCTGATTTTGAACCTGGTAAATTCCCGCCAGGTCCTCCAGGTCCACCGCCACCGGGACCAAGACCGTTCCCGCCAGGTCCTCCAGGACCGCCTCCTCCAGGTCCAAGGCCATTCCCTCCAGGTCCTCCGAGACCTAAGCCGCCTGTTCCGCCTCCGCCACCGAACAATTGTGATCCGGTGCTTGAATCTACAATGATTCAAAATATGGCGCAAATGCGTAATTATATCAAGATGATGCTTGGTTCTCCAGTCATCTGTATTGAAATTAGCGATGAACAGTTAAATTACATCATTGCCGACATGATTAGATATGTCCAAAGATATTATGCCCGTCAGGGAAATTATCGTGACTATCTTGTTATGGAACTTCAACCAGGCAGAACACATTATAAGATTTGTCAGGAACTTGAAGAAGTTGTCGATTTCCAGACTGCTAACTGGATTGGCGATATTAATGAACTCTTTACATTACCTCATAATGCACTTTATGACTCAGTAATGAGTATGAATACTTCTAGTATTTTCCGTGGCGCATGTTACGGTAACTCTGCTGGTTTTGGTGATGTCTTAGGTAACTGGAATGCTGCACTTATGTGGTTGGAACAAGCAAAACTTGATTTCGGCGAAGCTTATCAAGTAAGATATAACGACAAAGAAAAAGAATTAAGTATTTGGCCTACACCTAGACATCCGGTTCGTGGTATCATGGAAGTATATAAACGTCAAAGAAGTGTAAAGATTTTCAATGACATTATGTTTAGAAAACTTGTCGTGGCCCGCGCTGGTATGATATGGTGTAATGCTTTGCGTAAATATTCCATTACAATCGCTGGTGGTGGTCAGTTAAATGCTGATAGCCTATATTCAAGCTACAAGGAAGAATACGATTATTGTCTTGAAAATATCAGACTTGAATCTCCGAACAGCGACTTCTGGATTGCGTAATGTAAAAAATAATATAAAAAGCGGTTTACAAACCGCTTTTATTTTTCTATATTTAATATCTGTAACAATCTTTTTGCATTACCTGTTTCTATAATTTCTTTCATTCTTGAAACAGTGCCAATGTATTTAAGATAACTAGGCGGAACATTCTGTGTAACGTATCTGGCCGGACATGTGGTGCCATATTCATTATCATAATGTGTTTTAAGTCCACTTGGAAGTTTGACAAGATAAATGTATTGTCCATATCCATCTGCGCCTATGCTGTTTATTAAAGTTTTAATTGCTTTAATTACACGTGTATCAAAATCTTTATCATCTCGTTCAAGATTACCGGAAATATCTTCCATTTTCCAAAGGTATACACGCTTATCTGGATATACAATACCTCTTTTAACAGTTCCAGATTTATCCATTTCTGGATCAAGAGAATCCTTCGCGATTAATCCGGATTTTAAAATTTTTGTTGGAACTACTTTTGTAAAATGAAGGTATATTCCATGATAAAATGAATCTTCATCATCATAATATTCACGATCAATCGTATTTAATTTTAGAAGATTTATGCTATGAGAATTGATATAAGAAATATACCAACCATATTTTTGTAAGAGCTTATCAAATTCTGTCATTTTCATATTATGAAGTTCAAGCTCGTCTAATACAGTATTTCTATTAATATCGACTGAATTTATTCCGTTTCCAGAAGGCACGCTTTGATTATAGTGTATCTGAAAATTATCATTTTTCCACAATACATCCTGGAGTTTATCGGCAGGAACAGCTAATTCTAAAAATTCGTTTAATTTCATATAGTATTTATAAATAGTGCATACGTATGAAATTATATATCTGTCATTATCCTGGTTGCACGTATTGTACTGAAAGTAGAAATAAGATAGATTTTCATCATATAATTCCACGTGAATTATGGCCTAGATTAAACCAGAATGTTACATTAAGTTTCTGTCCTACACATCATAGACTTATATATCATCCTGAAGCTAAATCAGGTGCACATAGCATAAAATCTGATGATAGTCTTGAAATTCTTGGAGTATTTAAAAGTACTAAAGGCTATTCAGTGCAATATCGAAATATGGACGGAATTGAATTCTTTGAAGATTTTGACCAATAAGAATTTCAAATAAAAATGTTTACATCGTGTTTACAACGTAATATAACTTTACTATATTTAACTTATACAATGAAAATTGTAAAATAAAAGGAAACATAAAAATGACAAATACACTCAATTCTGATGAATACGTAATGAATACCAAGACTGGTAAGGCATACATCGTAACTACTGACACTCTGCAGACTCGCGGTCGTCGTCAGCTTGCTGGTACTGGCATTCGCAACCCGGAACTTACACAGGTTGTTGAAAACCATCTCGAATCACTCGACAATACTGCTGCAATCGTTTGCTACCATGCAGAACGCATCCTTCGTGGCAAGCACAAGCAGAGCGCACATGACAAGCAGATTCTTGCCATGTATCGTGCACTTCGCAAGATGGTAGTCGCATAATAAATTAATCACTGATGAATTGTTATTTTGTCAATAATATCAATGTACCTATGTGTACATACGTTCGCCGTGCAGAATGGTTTGATCGTATTATTGACAAATACTGTTTACCAGCAGATGCAATTTGTATTGCGGGTGGTATATCCGAATATTTGGATATGGAAATAGCTTTTTTAATCAGATTAGCACAGAGATATCCAAAGGTAGTATATATTTTAGGTGGTTGTGATTTCAAGAGCGATATACCACTCGCAAATAAATTTGAAAGATTCAATAATTGTTTTAATAAAATTCAGAAAAATAAATGTACCCCCGAGAGAATAGACGGAAACAAAATATGGGTTGATAAGCTTGTTCTCGGGGGTTCTTTAGGTTTTGATAGATATGAAAATATATCTAAATGGGACTGGTGGTCCAAAGACAAAGAAGAAATTTATAATTTTGAGAAAAACCGTCTTCTTACAGTCATAAATAAAGAGCCGATTCCTGACATCGTTTTATCTTATTATTCTCCAGATGCGATGCAAATTGAATCAAAAGCCAAAATATGGCATTATGGATTCGGCAAGAAACAAGAAATCATAGAAAGAAACGGTAATCTAATTCTAAATAACAGTTGTGATGTTACGAATAGTAAATATTCGAAAAACGATTTTTTAATTAATCTATAATGGAGAAACTATGAGAATCCTAGATAATAATGTCTTGATTGACGAAAACAAATCAGTTGATCGTCTTAGTGCTGGCGTATTTGTTATTCCTGATGTTGGAACAATTCCGATGGCATATGGTAGAATTATTAAGGTTGGTGAAGGCCTTGATAATCCGGAACTTGAAAATGACAAGATTCCATTTTTTGTAAAGGAAAATGATTTTGTTATTTATAATCCAGGTGTTGCCATCCCTATCGAAGTTACAACTAAGAAAGCAGGTACAACAGAAAAGAAGAAATATTTTAAACTCAGTGCAGGTGAATGTATGTTAGTTCTTGAAGAAGAAGATGGTAAAACAATCGGTATTAAGAAGATGCTTGAAAACTACATCTTGTTGAAGATGGAATCTAATACCGAAAAGAAGTCAGGTAATAAGATTTATTGTCCTGAATATAATGCAGATAGCAGTATTGTTACTGGTAAGGTTATTATGACTGGCCCGGGTCGTTATAATTTCAAGCTCCGTAAGCAAGTTCCTTGTCAAGCACAAGTTGGTGATACTGTCGCATTTGCAAGCGTAAAGAAGATTGCACTTAACATTCCAGTAAAACAGGCTGATGGCAAGATCGTAAAAGAACAGTATTTTATGATCCCTGATACCGCAGTCGAAGCGATTTTGGAAGACGATGAAGCGCTCAACTAAAATAATTATAGGTATAAGCATTTTTGTTTACTCTTTTATAATAGGCATTTGCGGCCTATTCGGCGAGAGTATTCAAAATGCTTTATTTTTCTTTTTAACAAAAATTTTACCATATATCGGTATTATTGCTGGTTATTTCTTTGCAATCTTTTTACCTATCAGAATTACACAGGCTTTAGAAAATAACAAGCAAAGAAAAGAAGAATATGATAAAGATTTAGAAATGGTAATGCGTGCACAAAAAGAAAAAGAATTGCAAGAAAATATTCTTAGTGCACTAACTGAAGAGGATAGATTATGAGTTCCGAAAATGTAGTTAGAACAGCAATTAAGCCTACACACTATTGTGATAATGCAGTAAATATTGAACCTATTGAAGTTGCTCGTTATTTAAATTTTGATCTTGGTAACGTATGGAAGTATTGTGCACGTTATCTTTATAAGCACACTCCAGGTACTGATTTAGGTAAAGCTATTTTTTATTTAACAGATTTTCGTAAGAACTGGGTTGACGAGATGAATGAATGTACCTATGTTCATCATGTTCCGCAAGAAATTGTTGATATAATGATTAAGTTTATCGATGCGGAAACTCGTCCAGAAGTAAAAAATGTTTTTACTGTAGTTCTTGAAATCGTAACAGAAAATTGTATTCGCGATATTAAGGAATTTGACTTAGCCAGATACGAATTGTTACAGTATGCTAAGACATTCCCGGATGCAGATTTGAAAGACTTAGAATGAGGTGACTATGCTTACAATATCTAATGTAAGAGTTCACCCGTTAAAATTCAAGCTCAAAAATGGCGTTGTTGGTTTAGCACAAGTAGCATTTAAAGGCGGATTACTTATTACTGGTCTTGAGCTTATTGAGCGAAACAATAAACGCTTTATACAATATCCGAAGAACCCAAATAATAATAGGGGACTTTGTTATTGTCAACCATTGAACTCTACACTGTCAGGTATTATCGAAAAGAAAGTTTTCGAAGTATATGACAAAATAAAAAATACACAAGCCGGAAATGTGGAAATAAATGAAGATTTCATGGGTTCTGCCTTAACAGAATTATGTGACACTTTCCATATTAATGACAACGGTGGAGAACAACATGAAGAAACCGAAACAATTTAGCATGCCGCCTCTTTTTAAAAGAGACAAGGATATGCTGTCGATTATGAATGATCCAAAGAAAATGAAAGCTTTGAAAGATGTAATCGATCAAGCTGCTAAGGTTTCTGAAAATCTTAAACATTTCAAAGACTTGTATACTTGGTATGCTTATGTCATTACCATCTTACCAGACTTTGAAAATTCGTCTAACTTTAAAAATCAATTGGAAACACTAATAAATGAATATTGTAATGAATCAGAAAGAGATAACGCCCCTGAACATGGTTAAGACTGTCTATGCGTCAGTCTTGGAAGATGTGCATGAGCACTTCGAAGATTATGCCAAGGTTTTTGTTAAGAATTATGACTCTTATAATGAAGAAGAGATGAAAGTAATTGTTAATAAAAACGATGAACTTAGCAAGAAGATTAACACATTTTTAGGAAAGAATAAGCTTGTATGAGTTTCGAAATTGGACATACATACGATGCATTAAATGGTAATAAATATACTTGTGTATCAGTTGAAAATGGCTTTGGAATATTTAGGTTTAACCAGGTTTTAAAGCGTTTCAAGATTACTAAATATTGCGGAGTAGATTCGGTTATTCAATACGGCAATGTTTTGTTTAAGTCTGAAAACATTATCCCTGTTGACGATGATGAATTTGATTTGCCAAAACAAGCAGTAACTTACACATTAAACAAAAATAATGAAAGGTATATAGATGTTTTTAAACGACACAAAGCAGCAATCTAATATAGAAAAGAAACTTAATAATGTTGAGGTCGATGCACCTGAAACTGATGAAACTCAGCAGCAAGATCCAAATGAACCTCAGCCCGTAAATCTTGGTGAACTCGGTAATTATTTTGATATTGTTCGTAATAACTATTTTGAAGTAAATCGTGTTATCTTTATTATTGGCCCAATTACATGGGAAAATATGATTCATGTCATTCAGAAGCTTTCCTTCTATGATGACGGTTCTAAGAATCCGATTACAATTTATATTTCTTCTCCTGGTGGTGAATGTGATGCTGGTTTTGCAGTAATCGACTGTATGAATAAGCTTAAGTCAAAGGGTATTGTTATTAATACAATTTGCATGGGTTCTTGTTCTTCTATGGCCTCCGTTATTCTTGCAAGTGGTTCTATTGGTAATCGTTATGCATTCCCGTCTTCGAGAATTATGATTCATCAGGCTGGTATTGAAGCTACTGGTGGTAAACTCCAGGATATTCAGATTATTCAGCATGAACTCCAGGTTTGGACTGACTGTATGAACAAGATTTTTAAGAAACAGACAAATAAAACAATCGACGAACTTAAGCAACTTACTTCATTCGATAATTATATGTCTGCATCTGAAGCTAAACGAATTGGTCTTGTTGACCATGTAAATGCGAAAATGGTATGATTAAAGAAATAGTTGACAATATTTTATCAATAGATAATATAGAAGAAACTTTCTTAGGCCTTGATGATGAAGCTACGAAAGAGTATTATGCTTTAGTAATAGCTTCTTTAGGCTATTTTAATTATTTAATTATTTCTAACGTATTTGCTGCATTATTACAGAATATAATTGCAAATGCGAAGTATACTAATGAAAATGATTTAAATGAAATTTTCGATTATTTAATGGATTTAAGCTTAAGTGAGATTTAATATGGAAAAAGAAGATCACAAAAAATCATTATTGACTTATCTTAAAAATTTGTCAAAGACAACTACTACAAAAACTGAAAAAGAAAAAGACGATTATGATGGTATTAAGGCCATTATTGATTTTCTTCATATGGAAGGCGCAGAAGATTATATTCTTACCATTGCCGAAAAATTAAATTTAGAAAATACATACGATGATTTTTATGAGTTCTTTGAAAATATGGATTCTGTTTTAAATCTCATTTGTATAAAAGAATCTGAACCAGAAAGATATTATAATGTTGTTCACTATGAAAATATTTTGATAAATATTCTAGCATCTATTATGGGACTTAAATATAGAATTGTATTAAATCCAGAAGATTTATTACATCCATATTATTTAACACTATCGCGTAAATCATAAAAAGACAATTATAAATATATAAAATTGGTATTGAATAATGGAAAGTGATTTCTTAAGATATTATCATAGTGAAGGTATGAAACGCGCTGCTACCGAAGAAGAACAATTGGCTCTTCATAAAAAGCAGATGGCTATGGAATCTAAAAAGCATCAGTTAGAAGATGATGATGACTTTTATAATGAAGATGTTTCTATGGTAGAAGCTACACGTACAAATGTGCCACCTAGAAAGCTTCCGCCAAAGAAACCTATTGCTCCTGCTCCGAGACCTGCTCCGCAACCTGCGCCACGTCCGGCTCCTGCGCCAGCGCCAGTATCTCAGGCAACACGTGTGCGTACACGCGCAACATCACAAATGGATGAAGCTCTTGCAATGATTGATAAAATCACTGACAAGATTACAAGTATGTTTTTTAAATACG